CTATGAAGTAAGAGAAGTTATTGAATGTTCTAGTTGGAAAGAATTGGAAATAGCTTAACATGAATGACGGTTTAGAATTAGCTTACGTTATATACAGAACAGTTGTCGTTATACTGTTCTGTTTAATTATCTATGCAATTATATCTTGGTAAGGAAAGGAGAAAATTTAATGACTATAGATAAATCAAAACTTCAAATATGTGTTGTTTGCAACCAGACTATCGAACCAAAATATCTCGGAAAAGATAGACAAGGCATAGACACATATTGGTACAAAGGCAATAATGCTTCACCTTTAGCTGACGGTCGTTGTTGTGATACTTGCAACGGTATTGTCATAGCTGATAGAATAACTGACATCAGAATGAAAGGAATTTAACATGAGTACAGTTAGAAAAATATCAGACATAATCGAAGGTATTGAAATAGTCAGTGAAAACGCTATTAAAAAATACGGTAAGTCATCACGTAGTCGTGTCAGAATATTTGACATGGCAAAGTCATTACGCCAAGCTTGGTCACATTATCAAGCGATTGGTTTAATCAACACTGACAAAAGGCTTATATTTTTTGTTTTGTCACAAGCTTCACATGGTTTAAAAGTCAGTTCGATTGTCAGAAGAACTGGTTTTAGAAAAGGTGTTGTTAATGATTGGCTTGAAGTATTAATGAATGAAAGAGTTGTATTATATAATACTT